ATTAGGTAGAATTAACTTAGAGACATCTTCCATCTCCTTACCAATCTGAACCCAATCTAGCCAAGCCTGCTTTGTATCAAGACGGAAACCGCGCTGGGCCTGTCTACCTACTCCAATAGCTACTTGAAGTTCCATACGATAAGCTGACTGAATACCTAGCCCAGATACAGGGTTTCTGCCTCGTCTTAAGTGATCTGCCCAGTCATTGTTCATCAACCAGAAGAAGAAGTCCTTACCGATGTAAGTATCCTCAGAGCAACGGTGCACCATGTGGTCAGTCAGCTTAGACCAGTCTTCGTTCTCAGGCTTATAGCGCCCAATACGAATACCGTGTGCCTCAATGCTGTGTGGCCCTACGTTAGCACGGCCAAGAGCGTATGCTTGAGGAGGTGGCTTTCTGTCTGGGTTAAGCAACTGACTAAGGATCATTGTATCCATTAGCTTGAAAGGGAAGTATTGAGAATGCTCTCTATCCTTTCCACGAGCTTCAAGGTAGTTGAATTTCCAGAAAGAAGGGAACACTATCTCGAAAGCTAGGGCATCATACCCAACTGCGTTCTGGAAGCACATAGCCTCTGCTTCCATTAGCATAGCCAAGGCATCTATTAGATACCCATCTTGGCAACCTTCCTGCTCTAATAGCTCACGAGCGTTCTGGTCTCGCTTCTCATAAGGATCAAAGAATACGAACTCCTCACCTGTGAACATATCTGTAATGCAGATAGTGTGCATACAAGATGGGTCATCATGACGAAGAGCTGGTAGCAGACCTACCGCTTCCATATCAGCCACTAAGAAGCGGCCTTTACCGCTAATACGCTCACCTTTAGGGTGCATCGAAGGGTAGTGTTCTAAAGGCATAGAGCCTCCTTAATCTAAGTAGTTGTCCACGACTGCGGAGTTAAATTCAAACTGATACTTATTGTACGACTCTTGTATCCACTCTTCAATGAAATCATCCTCATCAGGTCGATCTTCTGGTGGGAAATAGGTTAGTGCATCTTGTGCACTATCAACAAGTTCTGAATGTAGCTCATCAGTAAGCCACTCTTCATATCTTAATGGTGCTGGTAATTTAGACATTATCATTCTCCGAAGTAGAAGGGCAATTACGTGCAATGTCACGTGGTGTTAGTCCCAGTTGTAATTAAACCCATAATTATGGGAGTTACCTTTCAGGTCGTACTTGTTTTTACTAACAGAGATCTTTATAAACTGACGAAAACCATCCTCAAGTATAAGAGGAGTTCTATGAATAACCGCTTGATCTAGTTTGAGTAGTAACTTAGGAATAAAAGAGCAATACTCCCTTTCCCTCATCTGCTCTTCAAACTGCTCCATCGAACGAGTGTGACAGTCACTTATATCATAGAAGTGCTTAAATGGGAACTCTGTAGGGCTTGAGCCTGCCCATATATAGGAGATGTCATCTGTCTTAAACCCATCAGAATGCCATCCACTACGATTACCATAAGAGCCTTTCTGCTCATATAAGTTCTTTACAGTGACATAAACATAATCATCTTTATCTACTTCTACTTCTCCTAAAAGCGCTCTTATCCAAGAGAGATTAGGCGGTATTCTATAAGTGTGACTACCTGCCATCTTAATAGGTAGATAAAGATAGCACATTACTTCTGGTATTTCTAAGTCAAAGGAGCCTAAGACTTTAGGCATACACCCATAGCCTCTACGCTTCTGTTCTCTTTTAATTAGTTTCTTCATAATATTCTCTTTATTAATTAAATAATATTAGGATTAGAAGGTTTCACATGTGAAACCTCCCAAGGTCTAATACTACTTGTATTTATGTCCATAAGCTAAGGCGTGAGCTTCTAACATACGAGGCAACAGACCGCTCTTTGTAAAGGCATCAGCTTCAACGTAGGCTGGGTAGTCCCCGAATACATTATGAACCTTCAAGACAGGTGAACGCTTAAAGTCCCAGCTAACTTCAACATCGAAT